CATAGAAATACTTATAACCACTATCAAATATTCCATAAGATGTTGATGCTAAACCATTAAAGAAATTAATAGTATTAACTTTTTGCTGTGAAGTAGTTAAAGCACCACTAGAACCTACTTGGTTTCCTTTGTGTGGTGATACAAAAGCGATACAATCTTTTCTCGAAGCAGCAATTGAAAGAACTTTTGCCGCTTTTGCTTTGGTGTCAGACTCTAGAGCCATAGAACCACCCATCAATACAAAATCAACGGTAGTAGCTTCTGTATCTAGGAAAAGATCGTAAGCTAAGCCAATCTCGGCTGAGTTATATTCGTAATCATCTGTGCCACCATAAAGAGTATTTGGTGATACTAAAGCTAGATTAAATTTATCTCCAGCTTCTAGATCGGTTGACTCTAGACCCCAAGCATAGTAAGAATAACCTCCACCAGCGTTATAATTAGTAGAAGGATGAGCGCCAGTAAATACGTAAGATGATTGCTCGTTGATTACAGTTCTGTAATAAGTGTTAGCACTTTCGGTGCTTCTTCCATCGGCAAGTTTTGAAAGATAAGTAAATCTTTCTATGACATTATTTGCTGAACCAGAGATAGCACCAGTTAAATCAATAACAGCTACGTGTACTTCGTCCCATTCAATTCCTCTGGAAGAAGCATAGTCAGAAGTTCCTGGGCGAGGACCAATAGCAGATAACTTAATACCTGTTGTTGAACCCATGCCGTAGGTAATTTCTGTGTTGGTGTACCAATCAGAAACGGCAGTTACAGCAATTGCTGTGTTATTTACTGAAGCTACTTGGAAAGTGACATCAGGACCAGTTGTGCCAATTAAAGCAGCAGCAACAGTAATTGTATTTCCTGTGACATATCCAGCGCCACCATTAACTACAGTAACGCTAACTGCTCCACCTTCACCTGAGCCAGCATCGGCAATGGTTACAGTGACAGTTAAACCAGCGCCAGTACCGCCAGTGGTAGCAACACCAGTATAAGTTCCCGGAGTTCTGAGAGCAGAAGCAGCACTTATTGTGTTAATGGTAGAAACTACGCCAGTATCTGGAGTATCTAAAGTATCTGAAGTTGTAATTAACTCAGAACCGCCAGTTAATAGAACTGTAGCTACGTTTGTTTGAGAATCCCAGTAAATTACTTCGGCAGTTTTTCCGCCAGTAAATGTTAGGATAGTACCTTGCTGAACATCTGCTGGATCAGCAGCTAAAGTTACATATTGATCAGCACCTCTATCTACCACAGCAACTAGAAGTGAATTGCCCCAGGTTCCAGCAGTTCTAGCAACAAAAGGTTCCGAAATAGAACCACCAGAAATCCAATCCTGATCGTTTTTAACTAAGTAACCACCATCGGTACTAGCATTTTCTACGTTGGTAGCCGAACGAACTACAGCTAATCTACCACCGTAGTTTAAAAATTCGGAAGCAACATACCAATCTTCGGCGTTAGCATCTGAAGGTTTGCCAAATACATCGATAAGTTGTTTCTGTGAACTTACATTCACAATTTCATCAATAGGTCCTTTTTGAAATGTAGAAGCAAATGCGGCAGTAATCTGTTGAGCACCAGTGATTACAGCATTTGATAAATCACGCTCCTTAATTACAATTCCAGGCGAGACTTGACTTGCCATTTTATTCTCCTCTCGGTTTTATCCATTTAAATCTAAAATTATTTATGAAAATCAGTTGTTCCACATATACGATACATCTTCTTGTGTATCTCCATACCAGACAATGCCATCTTCAACAAATCCTTCGTCTCCTTCTAGACCAGTTACGATGAAACCAAACGGAGACATGTCTTGTTCTATCTGATTTTTTTGCTCTTCATAAATCCTTTTACGAACATCATTGTCCGTCATTTCTTTAAAGTAATCTTGAACTGCTAACCATCCAAAAATTACCAAACACATTACAAGGTCATCATGGAATCCGTCGTCCGCCTCAAAGGATTGCTTTTTCTGTATAAATGTCGTAAGCTCAGATATAATTTCATAATCTCTAAACAATAATTTGTCGTCTTCAATTAATTGTTTAATGTTTTGACATCCAACTTTTTTCACGGTGATGGACATTTTAATTCCTAGTTGTGTCTTGTTGCCAGAGAATCCTTGACCAACAATCTGACCAGCTCTACCTCTCATAGAACACATTAATACATTAGGGTATTCTAAATCATAGTTGAGAATAGATGCTACCTGATCACCAACATCATTTACTTCACATAAAACATAGGCATTGTTGTATGCTCTAGCAACGTCATTGATGACGTTTGGAAAAAGCATCGGTTTAATTTCGTTGTTCCTGTATTTCGCTACTACTTTATATGGAACTGTAGTAATATCAAAAACAACAAATGCTGAATAATCTCCACCAATACCTCTTGCCACGTCGGCAGTCATAATGTACTCACGCTTTTCATCAGGCACTTCGTATACGTCCAATCCTTTGTTTGAACTGATTGGAGTATCAAATACAAGTGATCTGAGTTTAGAAGCAGCGATAAGCGTATCAACCGATCCTAAAAATTCACACTCAAATTCCTGAGTAAACTGACGTTCGGAAGTGTTCTTAATCGTTTCTTCTTTCCACTTGGCATCACGACCAGGAACTTCTGACCAGTGAACCTCTGTCCAAATATAATTGTTTCTTTGGTTTTGAGCATCTACCCACAACTTGTAGAAGTGGTTCATACCATATGGAGTAGAAATAATAATAACTTTAGTTCTTTGACCAGATGAAATGGTAGGATATACAGACGAGAAAAAATCATCAGCAATGTGATTTGGAACGAAAGCAAATTCGTCCAAGAAGATAATGTTGAATGACATTCCTCGAACAGCAGATGCTGAGGTTGACGCTGCCATAATCTTGGAACCATTCTCTAGTTCCATAGAACCTTTGTTCCATGAGAGAACACCCTGCTGTAACCACTTAGGAAGATTTTCGTATGCTGTCTGTAATCTTCCTAATAGGTCACGAGCAGTGGATGCTTTGTTTGCTAGAATACCAATGTTGGAACTATCATTAAACAAAGCATAGTGAAGAAGATAAGAAACCACAACAGTAGATTTCCCTGTCTGTCTTGGGAGTTTGGCAATGTTAAATCTGTTTTCGTGAAATTTTTTGACTAACTCTTTCTGGAAGTCATACATCCTAAAAGGAATCAAACCCTCGTCAACTTGAACGATTTTGACATAATTTAGGGCAAAATATACGGGATCTTCTTTACATTTTAAATATTCTTTAATTTCTGCTTTTGTCCAATTGTGGGGAACGTTTGCTTTTTTTAAAAGCGGATTCCCCAAATAAATTTGATCACTACTCATTTAAAGCCCTCTTTACATCTTTATCAATAGCATCCATATTGTTAAATCTATTCTCCCACCCTTTGCCATCGGTAGTACCTTTGACTGGATTAATACAAGTATCGTCTCCAAACTTGTCACAAACTAAAGATGCTAACTCTGTCTCGTCACCTTTTTTGTTTGTGCCAGTCCAAAAATGCTGGTTGCCAATCCATTGAGCACCACACTTAGGGCAGGTTTTGGTATTCATAGTTTTCGCCTGTATAAGGTCAATAGTATATTTAGAATATACTGTTTGTGATGTTACAATAGTTACCGAAAATTTGTCAAGAAATCCTCACCCTTCGTGCTTGTTGTCCATGTACTTGGCAGCAGAATCAATGTAGTCAGCAGCAAGAGTTACTTTGGACTGAACCCAACCAGGAACCTGCATTGTTGGTGATTTGATCGATGTCATTAGACGATCACAGCAATGCTTAATTTCTTCGAGTTGGTTAAGGATCATTGCTCCTTCATCATCAAGTTCTCTGCCCATGGCAACATCAATATGATTTTCTGTTAAAGATTCTTTAAGTTGTTTAAAAGTTTTCATTTTAGTAAATCTCCCTCCATTGAAGAGTAGCAGCAGCGGTAGCAGTAGCATTATTAGCAGTAGTAATTGTTCTTATTGATACTACAAATATTTCAGAATCCGTTGAATCAAAATTTTGAACAATAGTATTTTTCTTTGCTTGTGTAAGTTCACCAGAACTGACAGGTGATAGTGAGTTCTGTGAAGATCCTGCTACAACAATACCAGCAGCAAAGATATCCAAATTAGCTCCAACAGCAAATGATGTTGCATTTCTACAATACTCAACACCGCTACTATCATCAACAGGGGTCCATACAAGACCACCAACATCTGTTGTTGCTAATGAAGATGCTCCAGGAACTTTGATTAACTCATAATAAACATCATTAGTAGCAACATACATGCTAATATTATTTGGTCTTACTGTAATTCTATTTGGATAACCTTGGAAAGTATTTTTTAAACGAATTGCCAACAGAGGCAATCTTGTTCCCGAAGAAGTAGAAGTAGTCCTAGTAGCACCAGAGTTGGTTGCCCAGTCAATACCACTTTCAACATATCCACCTTCTGACATTACAGTGGCACAAACTTGTTTCATAGAACCACCTGACGTGGTTCCAGTATTACTAATCTCACATCTTATAGGTAGATTGGGAGTTGAAATATAAACTTCATCAAGCACATCTGAGTGGTAATATTCATGTGCTAAAACAATTTGCCCATTATGAACGAAACCACAACGAACTCTACCAACTCCAAGCCACTGAAAGTCAATGTAAATCAGTTGGGTCTTTGAAGTATTGATGTTAAACTTGGAAGGACCAGTGCCATCACAAGGATCAATATTCCATTCTGATTGAGGAACTCTTCTCTTATAATCTCCTACATCTGCTTCGCTAGCACTACCGCCAGTATATGAACGAATGACAAAATTTAGAGTACCATTTGTTGTGCCATTATCAGTAGCACCACCAACTTGTTCAAAATAGATTCCATCTCTATCATCGTAGTATCCAGTTCTCTTGGTTACATTTTGTTGGGCGTAACCAAAAGCAATTGAACTAAAAATTAGTTGTGACTTACCTGGCTGATAATGGTGGTAAAATTTTGATTGGTGAACAGCACGGGAAGCGGGGTTTGAAGATGTTGCCAATGTTCCCATTGCTTTGTTTGCTGGGAACGTAATAGTTCCGCCATTCTCCATCTTATCCAAGAAATTTGGATCAACAGCATAGATGTGCTTGTAATCACCAAGCGTGAATAAAGTAGAAGTCCTTGATCTGCCGAAAGCATCGGAAGCGGTAGAACCAGTACCAGCAGTAAGATTGCCGAAGTTATCGGCAAGCATAACTACTTCAAAATTTGTTTTTTCCTGTGGTAGAAAATCTTCGTAATGCTTACTATATTGTGCCATCAGTTTGCAAAGGCGATTTTAGTTACTTTGACATTAGAACCACCCGCTGATGCGGCTAGCAGTTGATCACCAGTTTTTTGAATATATACAACCTCATATTCTTTCATGGTAAAAGAACCAAGAATATCGGTATCAGTAGAATCTTTTACTAACAATGCTGACATAGCATTCTGATTATTGAATACTCTAACCAGAGTAGCACTACCAACACTACTTGAAGCAGTCAAACTAGTCTCTTGATTTAATAATTTAAGAACTTGCATTTTATTTGTGGTTTATTTTATATTTATTCCTCTCCAATTTTTCCCATCTCTTTGATCATTTTTTGAAGATCGGCGGTGCTACCAACAAACATTGTGTTGTTAACTGTGGTAGGTCCTTTACCCTTCACAGGAGCGTCAAGATCCTTCATCTTCTTCTGAAGATCAATTAATTTATCAGTCATGTCTGAGACCTGCTTCATAGCGTTCACAGCGACTTCAAACGCTCTGGGGTGCCCAGACTCCTGAGCAACCTCTAAAGCGCCTTGTACGGCCTCCTGGCCCTTCTCTATGAGGTCGTAGAGCTGACCTCTGGTATATTCGTAATCTTTTTCTGGATCTTCTTTCTTAACTGGGGCAGCTGGCTTTTCTTGTATAATTTCTGTTTCTTCTGATGTAACTTCAATGTCAAATATTTGTTCCATATTCTTTTCAAAATCATTCATAGTAGATCAATCTCTCCATTAAATCCAAAGTCATCATCTGCTGTCAATAAAGCATCATCTAAAGCATTGATAACACCGTCATCATTTTTATCTTCAAGTGCTTTTGGTGTGTATGTAAATCTAGCATTACGCCTGTTTTGATCTAAATCACCAACAGTTTCGTAAATAATTGCCTTACGAATGATGTCAGCCTGATTGAAGGGACCGTAGATATATGACTTAGCAGTGAACTGAAAAGTCCAAATAATTTGTCTTCTGCCTTTAAAATCATCATCCCAAGAATCATCAAGATCAACACTATTTAATACAATGGCAACGTCTTTCTTTTCATCCATCTCAGGAATAAAATTGATGGTGACATTGAAATTTGGTTGAAAGTATGGTAGAATTTGTTCTACAATCTGTAGTCCATCATCTTGTGACTTGACCAAAACACCAAGTTCAAAGCTAATGTTGTATGGTACTGGAACATACTGTACTTTTACTTCGTTACCATTATCAGCAATAATGCTACGATATTTTTGAACAGGACTTACTTTACGACCACCATCGTAATTAATGCCAGTCATTTCAAAATAGATACGAGGAATCCTCATGTACTCGTAAGGAGCACCTGGAGTAGGATCAATGTTTTCTTCAATTCTACGAACAAACTTATCCTTTGGACCATATCCAATAGGAACCTTTTGAACTTCTAG